CGGAGAGCAGTTCCGTTGTGTCAAATGCAACCAATGGAATCGAACCACCTAGAGGGTTCTTGTCCGTTAAAAAAAGCAAGAAGGGACCCCTTAAGCAGGTGGTTCCTCAGTACTCGTCGTTGAAGAACAACTATACTTTACTATGGGATATGCCTAGCAATGATGGATACATCAAAGTAGTATCAGTCATGCAAAAATTCTTTGATCAAGGTATATCCGGAAACTGGTCATATAATCCTACTAATTATGAAGACAATCAGATTCCCATGGAAGTCATGGCACAGGATTTGTTGTCCACATATAAGTATGGATGGAAGACCTCATATTATCAGAACACATTCGATAATAAATCTGATGAGGTTGAGGAGACACCTCCACCTATCACAGATCTTATTTGCCAAATAGAAAACGAAGACGAAACCTGTGAATCCTGTGCAATTTAGAACAACCGAACCAAAGATGTCAAAACCTAGAGGTATGACAGTATTCAACCAGAACAAAGTTGATACTAAGTCACAACCTATGTTCTTCGGTGCTCCTCTTGGAGTTCAAAGATATGACTCTTACAAGTATCCTGTGTTTGATAAACTTACTAATCAAATGCTAGGTTATTTCTGGAGACCAGAAGAAGTATCACTACAGAAAGACCGTGGTGACTATCAAACTCTTCGCCCAGAACATAAACATATATTTACTTCTAACTTGAAGTATCAGATCTTACTTGACTCTGTTCAAGGAAGAGGTCCCGGTATGGCATTCGCACCTTATTGTGCTTTACCTGAGTTAGAAGCAGCGATGAACGTATGGCAGTTCATGGAGATGATTCATAGTAGATCATACACATACATCATCAAAAATGTTTACCCTGATCCTTCAGAAGTATTTGACACTATATTAGATGATCAAAAAATTATTGCTCGTGCACAGACAGTAACCAGAGCATATGATGAGTTCATAGAGGTGGCACAAGAGTGGGGTAATGGTTCAATGTGGTCACCAGACATGAAGGGATGTACCACAGCAGAGTGGACTGAGAAAGAACTCAAGAGAAAACTTTATCTAGCAGTAGCAAATGTTAACATACTGGAGGGAATTCGCTTTTACGTTAGTTTTGCTTGTTCTTTTGCTTTTGGAGAACTCAAACTCATGGAAGGATCAGCAAAAATTATCTCCCTCATTGCCAGAGATGAAAACCAACACACAGTTTTGACTCAACAAATCTTGAAGAAGTGGATTGATGGTGATGATCCTGTTATGTCACAGATCATAGAAGAGGAAAGAGATACTGTCATAGGTATGTTCAAAAATGCTGTCAACGAAGAGAAAGAGTGGGCACAATACCTATTCAAAGATGGCAGTATGATTGGACTCAATGATAAACTTTTGGTAAAGTATGTTGAGTGGACTGCTAACAAAAGGATGAGAGCACTTGGTTTCCCTCCTGCATATGATATACCTATCAGAAGTAATCCATTACCATGGACTGAACACTGGATCTCATCTAAGGGATTACAGGTGGCACCACAAGAGACAGAGGTAGAATCCTATGTTGTCGGTGGTATCAAACAGGACATGAAGAAAAATGCATTCTCTGGATTCAAATTGTAAATGTTTTTATTTGATGTTGACGGAACTCTGACTCCTTCTAGGAAAAAGATCGACAAAGAGTTCTCTAAATTCTTTAGTAATTTTTGTAAAAATAATGATGTCTACCTAGTCACAGGCAGTGATAGAGATAAAACTGTTGAGCAACTAGGTAAGACTTTATATAATAAAGTAAAGAGAGTATACAACTGCTCCGGTAATAGTGTCTGGGAAAAGAATAAGAACGTGCACACAAGTGAGTGGAATTGTCCTTGTGTTTTATCTTCATACCTTGAACTAGAACTAAACGCAAGTAAATTTAAAACAAAAACTGGTAAGCATATTGAGGAAAGACCGGGGTGTATAAATTTTAGTATTCTCGGAAGAGGTGAGGACAATATGAAATATAGAAGTGAGTATGTTGCATGGGATAGACAGACAGAGGAGAGAGATAGATTAGCACAAAACCTAAGAAGATTATTTCCTGACCTTTGTATCACAATAGGTGGTGAGACAGGTTTAGATATTTCACCAAAGGGACATGACAAGTCTCAGATATTACATGACTTTGAGACTCATGATACTATAACTTTCTTTGGAGACAAGACCTTCGTAGGGGGAAATGATTATAGCATTGCTCATGCTATTATAACTAATGATCGTGGAATAGTGCATCAAGTCAGTGATTTCAATGAGACTTGGGAGATTTTGAAGTCGAAGTATACATAGTTATTATACTATAAGTACAATGGACCCAGATGACAAGGACAAACTGATCCCATGTGAATGCGACGGTCTAGACTACGAGATTGATTACTTTGAACTAAAAGATGAAAACACAGAGTGCAAAAGCGAAGGGTAGAAGACTACAACAATGGGTAAGAGACATGCTCATTGAACATAGGAATGTGCATCCCGAAGACATAGAGTCAAGAAGTATGGGTGCAGGTGGGGAAGACCTGATAATGGCAAGGGATGCTAGACAAAAGTTTCCTTTTAGTATAGAATGTAAGAACCAAGAGAAACTCAATGTTTGGGATGCATATCAGCAGGCAGTTGAAAACTCTGGTGACTATGAACCTATCCTTATCATGAAGAAAAATGGAAAAAAACCATTGGTCGTCTTGGACGCGGAAAACTTTATCAGAACCGAATTCTGACATGAATGACTGGACACACTCAGATGAAAGAATGAGACTAAGGCAGAAAGTATTTCGTGCCCTCACTCCATACTTAGATCAATCTCCAAGACATGTCTATGAGTTCTGTAATTTTTGGAGTCAGGATGAGAATCCATCTACAAAGTTAGATGCTAATCCTATCGATATAGAACTTGCTTTTCAAGACTATATAAAAAACAAAATAGAAAATTCTTATGCAAAAAGTAATTAATGTACTCGCTATTTCGTCTTTCGTTATATCTGGTGCCGTTGTCGGTAGTGGTGTATACGTATATGTCAACAGAGCGTCCATACTTGATGGAATTAAATCAAAAGTTATGGAAAGTGTTACTGGATCACTTCCCGATGTCCTAAGTTCAGACGGTATGATACCATCTTTACCTGATACCACAGGACCTGTTCTACCTTCATCTCCTTTCTAGGTCTTAGATGACTAAACCTAAGTTACTTTTTCTTACAGGTATAGGTTGGTCTGCTACGAATCCCTTATACAAAACACTAAGAAGAAACAAAATTATTATTAGTGGAGCGTGTAAAGAACCGAATACACTATTCTGGTTATCAAATAAAGATGATACCTTTTGGAATTATAGGAGAGGTCCACAGTACGAATGGATTTTAGAAAATAAAACAGGATATAAATTAGAAAATATACAATTATTATTTTCAAAAGATACCACACTAGATGACTTTGTAGAATACTACAAACGATTATCTGTACATGATTATCCTTATGTCAGTGATTTTAGTAACAGTAATGCAGAGTTGAGTCCTGAATTTATATCAGAGATCGCTCCAACACTAAAAGAAAATTTTGATGTAAAGGTCATGATAATCTTCAGAGATCCTGTTAGAAGAGGTTACTCTGAAACTTCTGCACAATACAGAACCAAGGTAAAGAGCAATGATGTATTGAACTCACAGTGGAACGATAATAATCCTTCATCTAGATTTAGATGGAGACTGCTGAGAAAAAAATTTCCTGATAGTATTTCTTATTGGAAAAGTTTATTACAAGAGAACGCATATAATTCATCTAAATTTTCTTACGTTCAAGTATATCGCAAATATGCAGAACATTTTCCCACCTTACCTATTGTCATGGAGGATTTGTGGGGTGGTAATAAAGAACCATTAGAAAATTTTTTAGGGTGTAAAATTAATAGTCTTTATAATAATTGTTACTATCCAGAAATGGGTACTAAAGCACCTAGGTATGAAGAACTAGAGGACCAATGGATGAGTGACATGCAAGATTTATCAGATGAAGATTATGCATTTGGAAAGAAGTATACTCAATGGATGTATGACGAATGGTACGAAGAATTCAAGACTCGACCATGGGAATAATGATATCATATATACTACAGCAAATAAACTATCATGGCAGAAGTAAAAGAAAAACCCAAAAGTATCATCGGTAAAATCAAAGAGAATATCGATGATAAAGAAGAGCAACTTGCTTTTCTATCCACAGTTGTTAGACTTGCTGTGCTTGTGTGGTCTGCAGGTATTCTAACTTTAGCGTATGTCAAGTTGCCTGCA